ATTGAGAGTACCCACTAGCTAAACCACTTTTATTAGTTATCTTAACACTGTCAACAGTTTGAACTCCTTTAATTTGATCTAAAAGAATATATATGTCTCTTAATAAAATAGGTTGATTAATTTGTTGATTGTCAATATTAAAATAATTTTGTAAAGCTACTATACAATCTGCTATTACTTGATTACTATTAAAATTAGGTAATACAATAATATCAAAATCAACACCTATATTAATTATAAAAGCGTCTCTGATTTTAATAGAGTCATTTATAGTTCTATATTCTGAAAGATAAGTAGATAGATTTTGTTTTAAGGTTGGTGAGGCTATTGTTAATTGTCTATCAGCATTATAACTTAAAATATATAAATTTAATGATGAAGGAGACTCACCTGGTAAAAGATTTTCTAATTTTTCAGACTCAATATAAGCTTTAGCTATAGTTCCATATTGAGAGGGAAGACTTAAAGATCTAACTAAGTAATCTTCTTGTGTTATAGTTCTCAATTGAGCTCCAAAATTACCTAAAGCATTATTTCTAATTTCTTCTATATTATCTCCATCATCTCCACCTGTAGCTGAGGATGGGTTTAGGATTAAAACTGAGTTAAATATATTTTGGGCTAGGTTTGAAGTATTATCAAGATTAGAATTTTGAAATCTAATATCAGCACTTACAATAGTGTTAATAACACCAGATTCAACATTAGCTGTTACCCCTCCTCCTATTAAATATGTTACAGTTAATGTAATATTAGAAGGTGCTATACCATAAGTATTACTATATAGAAAGTTAGAGGGATTAAAAGCTATTGTTAATTTGTCTTGAGATGATGGTAATCCTATACCTACATTATCTGGGTTGGGTATTATAGTCTCATTAACATTATTCTGGTTAGTCCCCGCTCCAAATTGAATATCTAATTGAGTTTTAGATTTAAATCTAGTCACAAATCTTCTTGGTACTTTTTCTAAACTTAAAATATAAGGTACTTCATTTGAGTTAAGTTGAGCATTAGGATCAGGCCCAAATGGATTTTTGTTTTTTATAGGTTTAAAAACTGTTTCTTGAGCTAGGTATGGAACTTCAGTCCATTCATTACCATCACTATCTATAATACTTGATATTCCAACTATATTAGCTTCATTAATAGTTACAGTTGGGTATCTTTGAACTGTGGTAAAAGTAAATGTTGTTGTTTTAGGAGTAGCCGAGATGGCTTTACGGGTTTTTTTAAGGAGGAAAGATGAAGGATCATTTCCGGTTACCTCATATACTGTGATTGTAGTAGGATCTAATGATGAAGAAAATGAGAAATCTATAGGATCTTGAATTAAGAATCTAGTAGAATTACCAGTATTAGATCCTACAATAGTGTTACTACTAACCAATAAAGCGTAATCATAATCAGGTACATAAGTACCACCAACATTTTTAGAGGGAACTTTTTGGTAAATGTCTATATCAACAACAGCTACTCCTGTGGCTTTGGGTTTATAACCCATCATGTAAGCTAAATCATATAAATTAGGCTCTTGACGGGCGTATTGTAAAAAAGTTTCTTGTATTTGGTTATCTAAATAGAAAGATAAAACATCTCCTACATAAGAAGCCATTTCAATAAACATTGATCCTGGAGAGTTAGGGCCAAAGTCATTATAGGTAGTTGGGAAATAGGTTTTTGAAAATTCAATAAGGGATGACCTTAAGGAATCAAAATCCCTATTAATATATTTTATATCTCTATTTATTTTATTGTCAGCCATTATTATGGATTAAAATTTATAGCTAAGGTATCTACTTCATTATTAAAAACAGAATAAGTCAAAACTACTGTTAGAGTATTATTATCTGGGGATCCTAATATTTCTATTTTTTTTATAGTGACTTGAGGAAATTGAGAAGCTAATTCTTTTCTTATAACATCTTCAACATTTATAAATGTATTTGAAGTTAATTGTTCAAATAAAAAATTTTTTAATCCTCCCCCATAATTAGGATTTAATGGGCGTTCACCTTTATTAGTTGATAAATAAACTATTATATTAGATTTAATTTGATCTCGAGTAGTATAATTTAATTTAAAAGGTATAGACCCAGATACAGCTGAGTTTGAGAAGGGAAAAGACAAACCAACAGCATTTCTTGGTTGTAAATCAATAGGAAATATGTTAGTTTGTTTAATAGCCATTATTTATTCATTAAACCCATTATTTGATTCATACTTAATTCACCAGCGGGAAGATCACCCCCAGGCATTGTTCCCATAGGATTAAATTGAGCTACATTTTGAGTTGTAAAACCCGCAGCTGTTTCTCCTAAAATATTTCTATATTGGTCTCTTTTTTGTTCCATGGTTAATGAGGGAGAAGAAGAGTAAGATGGAGAAGGTTGAGAAACATATTCAGTAACAGTTTGTTTAGGAGCTTTAACAGCTTCTAATAAAATTTCTCTTAATTCTTCTCTAATAACTTCTCTAACTGCTTCTTTAATTACAGATTTAAAAGTGTTAGTCTTCATTGTTTATAAATATTTATTTAGTATGCTTTTAGATTGTCTCTATCAATAATAAGTTTTAATTCATTAATTAAAAGCTCTGTGTCAGTTGTAAAGGATAATTCAGTTTCAATTAATTTAATACCTTGAGAATTTAAACCAATAGCTTTTCTTCGATTTACAGTAGGAGAAAAAGGAACTTCTTCTATTTCTATTATAAATCCTTGGTATGTAGTATCATTTAAAGTTTGAGAAGCTTCCTGTTGGACTCTAGCTATTTCTTTTAGGTCGGGGTTCAAAGGAATTAGGGGAGGGAGTTGGATAACAGCTTGAGTTATGGGATCTATAACTTGAAGAGGTGAAGATGTTGTTGGACGTGATGTTGTTACTTCATCAACTTCTTCTCCTTCTTTTGTCCCTATTTCTTCAACTGTTAGAATAAGTCCATCTCCAACAACTTGAGTTTTTTCTAATTTTTTTCTTATTTTATTTTTTAAATCAACAGTTTCAGTATCAAATTTTAAGGGGCTACTTCCTAAAACTCCTTTACCTACAGTTAGATATTTAGGTTCTTTAAATCCTAAAGATGGATCAAAAGAAGATTTTGTATAATTTTTCCCTCCACTTTCAATTAAAGCCCTAGTGACTTTATTACCAGATACTATAATAGTAGCTGTAGCACCTGCTCCATCTCCTCCGTTTAATTTAATATTATTATAAGTACCATCTTTATAATTACGGCCAGCATTTTGAATTTTTAATTTTAAAATTGGGCCTTTTAGTACTTTTTTAGTAGATGTTGTGACATTCCCCTCAGGATTAGGTGTAGGATCTATAGTACATTTAGCTATAGCACTGTCTAAATTACTTAAAGCTGAGACTAAGAGTGATACAGCTCCTGAGAGTATGGCTATAGGAACTAATAAGCCATCAATAGCATCTTTAATAGGTTGGAGTCTTGAGTTACCTCTTGTATCTAAAGTGACAGCACTTATAGTATCATCTACAATACCTAAAGTTGAAGGTACAGCACCCGGTGTGATGGGGAGAAAGGCTGCAGCTACTTGGGCTACTGTCTTAGATGTTTTTGTTATAGCTAATATTGTTAATATAGTACTTAATAAAGTAGAAGCTACACTTAAACTTAAAGTAACAGTATTTAAAAAAGTTGATATAGAATTAGCTTGATTTACTATATTATTTCTTAATGTAATAAGTCTTTGAAGTTCTTGAGGAGTAGGACAAACTTCCCCTAAAAATTTTTCAGTTAGTTCTTTTTGTAAAGGAGGCACCATAGTATTAGCTATAGTTAGCCCTTTATTAATTATAATAGGACGTAAAACACTAATTCCTTTTAATTTTAAATCTTCAGGAATTGATTTTTTAACTAAATTTACATCTATTTCGTTATTTTCAGCCATTATAGTGTAAAATTTTGTTTTGATCTTGAATTAGTTTTTAAGGGAGCAGCTACTTGATTTCTAAGAATATCAACTAATTGTTTAGCTGTAGAAGCTTGAGGGGCTAATTTGTCTTGATTAGTTAAGCTAAAAATTTCAAACCAGTTAGCTAATTGATTAACTAAAACTAATAAAATATCAACTGTTATATTACCTTTTAATAAAGGTTCAGTAGCATCTTTACTACCTAAAAATATTCCAGCACTATCAACTACCATTAAATTAGTATCAATATTTACAAAATTAACACTATTTAAGTTTATAGATTTCTTAGAAGATAAAAGAATATCACTATCTGTAGTGTTAAATAATAGCCTACCTGAGTTTAGTATTATTTGGTTTTTATTGTACTCTTTAGGGGCTATTGGTAATTCAGTATAGCTGTTATAATTTTTACTTGATACTTCTATATTTATTTTTTGGTTAGAAGTTAAATAAATTGAAGATTGATCTTTGTTTATATCTTCAGTTATAGGTATCCAACCATCATTCAATATATTAGAAGGTTGACCATTTCTAATTAAAATACTTGGATTGTTAATATTATTATTAATATAACTACCCAATCTAATTGAATTGCCCCATCTCCCTTCTAATAAATTATCCCCCGGGAAAAATTGAAGAGGATGGGTATTTATTTGTTCATTAAATTTAGGACCTAAATTAATATCAGTTGACTCATCATTTACCCTTCTTACATCTCGGGTAGAGCCATCTCCAGCATCTTCATAGTCTGATGTTGTATTATCTTTAGGTTGTTTAGTAGAGTCAGGAACAGCGTTATGATGTTGACTATTCCAAATATTAATAGGAGGAAGATAATAAGCTGTTGTTAGACTGGTATTTGTCTGAGAGTCCCATGAGGCTAAAAATACTATAGGGACTAGTTCATTTATTAATGGGTAAAACTTATGGTTGGAAAATAAAGGTATAGCTATATTATTAGTATCAACAGCAAAAGGAAATTGAACACTATCAAAAAACACAGTTCCTATTCCATTCCACTCACCATATTCTTTAAATTTAGGATGGGTGTCATCTAAAATTATATCAAGCACACGAGCATAGAGTATTTCTTTTCCTTTTATAGGAGGGGGAGTGCTATCATTCCCTATATTCTTAGTTAGGGTAGAAATACCTTGATATATCCTAGGCATTATTTTTTACCTTTATCCTCGTTATATTTTTTTACTTCATCTAATAACTGTTGCTTTTCAGCTTCAGACATTCCAAATGCATCTCCTCCTTCTTCAGCTTGCATAGATCGTTGAACAATAGTAGCCATTTTAATTAGGGCTTCATCATTTTTAACCCCTATTTCAAGATATTCTTTAATTAAAGGAACTATAAGAGTGGCATCACCAATTTCTTGAACCATTGGTTTAAGTTCTTGAATTAGAACTGAGATTTGTTCTTCTTTCTTTTTTTGGTTATTATAAATTTCTTCTAAAAGATTAGAAAAAGTTACTTTACCAAATATTTTTTTATCAAACTTACCCATAATAATAAATATACTTTGGTTAAAAATTGGTATATCCGTTATTTAAATAAAAGATATATTGTTCCTTATATATTTCACCTAACCGATCAGCAACTCGGGTTATATGTGGGGTTTTAACATCTATAATTTCTCTGATATAGATATAAAGAGCTTTTTTATTAAAAATATCTATGTTTTCTCTTTTTCTAAATACTTCTAAGATAGCGTCAGCTACTTGGGCGTCTTTATCTTTAGGGAATAATTCATAAATATTTTCAGAGCAATATCCTACATATTGATCTATAAAGTCTGAAATATAATCAGCTTGGTTTAAAGGAGTATCTAATTCATAAGAATGATTTAAATCTTTATATAGTTCCTCAACTGGTGCTTTATCAACTCTTTTTTTATAGTTTTTAGTATTTTGAATAATAAGATATCTTTTAACTATTGTTCCAAAATAAGAGTAAGCTTTTGCTCCTTTAGTAGGATCAAATAAATGTATCTTTTGAAGAAGAAAAGTTATAATCTCATGCTGTAAATCTTCAATATTATCCACTTCAGTATAATAAAACTTAAAGGTATGGATAATATTTTCTGTTAATTTAAAAAAAGCATAATGAATATGTCTATGATAAATTTTTTCCTTTTCATCAGTGGAAGTGGCCCTATTATAAGCCACTATAGCATCCTCAGTTTCTTGAGTGAAATAATTATTTGATGATGGTTTTTTTTTCTTTTCTGTTATTTCTTTTATCATAATTTATCTACTCTAAAATTTGATAAAACTTTTTGTAGATTTTTTATTTCTTCATATATAAAACCTACCTCATCATCTGTTTTAAAAATACCTTTACTATCTATAGTTTTTATTTTTTCATCAGCAAACTCAACAACTCTGGAGAGACTGTCTAGGTAGTTTTGATATCCTGCTAAGATATCTTCTTGTTTTTCATTTTTCTTTAGAAGGTTAAAGGTCGTGAATCCTAAGATCACGACCAAACAACCTAATATACTAATTATTATAGTAGTCATAGATTATCTAATATATTTTTTAAACTTTCACTTTTAATATTTCCTAAAGCTTTTTGCTTAATAGGAGTCTTTTTTTCCTTAGTTAGAGCAAAATTTTCATTTTTAGCTTCGACTTTAGTTTCTTTAAAAGTTGGGAGCCATTCTTTTTCAAATTCAATCCTAGCAGCCATCAAATCTGCTTGATGGAGAATATAGGGGAGAGCAGTTCTGGGTTTAGTAGCTGGGGAAAAATTAATTAAATATTTTTTATTAGCTTCATCATACAAACCGTCATGGGTCTGAATACCTAACATTTCATTAAAGGTATATTTAACATCATGGGCCTGTAGGAGATATAGACCACGGTCAGGGATAGAAGCAAAAGCTAATTTATCACTATGTTGGTAAGTTTCTCCTAATTTTTCTTTTCTCCATTGATCAGTCTGGGGGGTATAAGCTTCATGCTCTTCATCTCCTATTTTACCTAAGTCATGATTAATAGCTGAGAATATTAATTCTTCCATAGTGAATGTAGACATATCTACTCCCATCTGCTGCCAAACATTAGCTAATTTAATAGCACAATCTACTACACGATTAACATGGTCTACATAACCACCTGGGAAAGCGTTATGGTATTCTTTTTTATGAGCCGCAGGCATCATAATGATACGATCTTCATATTCCTTATAAAAATCAAGTAATTTCTGTTTACGATCTCCAGAAATAAAAACTCCAATATTATTGAGAAAAATCTCCCAATTCTTTTGAATTTGCTCAGCTGTTAACATTTTTTTTATCTACGGTTAATTTCATCAGAACTAAGAGGTTCACGTTCAATTGAAGCTCTAACATCTCCTAATTGATCTAAACACTCTGCTAAGACAATTCTAATATTGTCTAGGTCATTTCTAGAGGCATAAAAATCTATATGCTTCATTTTAGCTTCTAATCTATCTATCTGATTATTTATATACTCTCTCTGTTTCATTTTTTCCTTTATTTCTTAAAAATTATTTATTTTTTTATTTAATCTGAAGTTAATAAACTTTTTAGGGAAGGCCAATTTACTTT